CTTTCCTTTTGAGACTGTTCCGGACTCTATAACATCGTCGATGTTGCTGTATATACCTTCCTGCTCTTTTTTCTTCAAATAAGAAACAGTGCGCTTAACTCTGTGTATAACAAACCTAGCTTCCTGTATGTCTCTGGCCTCAGGGTCGCAGAAGAAGTCTTCTGGCGGGACGACTTCGACCATCGGGCCGCTGTATATCTTGATCTTTTTCTCTCCCCTTACGTCCCGATAAACTCTGTAGGGTTCCAGCATCATAGGGTCTATCATCATGGGCGTAACGTTCTGCCCTGCCATAAGCATATATGGATTCTGCCCCATCTGCGGCACATCCATCTTGACATCAACAGAGCCCACTTCGATACGTTCGACATTTCCGTCTCTCCTGAGCTGTTCAAATTGTGGCTCAGTGACCTCAGGGAAAGCAAAACCCTTGCGCACATAGAGGTCTTGCCACGTGACCTTGACCGGGGACAGCCCATAGACCAGCGATGATTTCATCCACTCGTGTCCTATTCTAAACCCGTTGCCCTTGTCCACAAACTGCCAGTTAAGGAGCTTTTGGAATTTCTCCGCCTTGGTTATATCTTCATTGCCTATAGGCTCTACGGAAATACACTTCCTAGAGCCGAAGAAGGCCTTCATAAGAGCCGGCATAAGCCACTCTATCATATCCATAACGTCACTTGATTTAATGCGGCTTCTGCCCGGCCTGTCATCTTTCCCGTCACCCATAGCCCTATATAGGTTATATGCTTCCTGTCTTAAGTCCTTTTCGGAATCATTGGCAGTCTTAGCAACCTCTATATCAGCCTTGACGACTCGGAGGGCTATGTCTTTAGGGTCCTTGCTGTCTTCCTCGACAACGGGACGTCCTTCCTCTACTTCCGGTAATTCTGGGTTATATGTAGCTTCCAATCATTAACACCACCTTGTCTTATGGAATATCAGCGCTGGGATATTTTATGTTGCGTGCTGAACTCAAGGGCTGACTTCTCATGTCCCGCCATTTGGGACCGGATGAAAGCCAGAGCAACAGTGCCTGTATAGACTTCCTGTCGTTCGACTTGAGTTCCCCTTCCAGAGCGTTGTAAAGCTCCCAGATAAGCCTCTTGCATTTCGGGCTTATTTGTAGTTTTGGTCTGCTCCCGTCATGCGTCGTGAAGTAGCTGGACAAAACAGGCAACATGACGCTGTAGTCACACATACTTTGCACCATCTTAAATCCAGCTCCACTGTACACGGTTGACCTTATCTGTCCGGTTTTCCTGCGCTCCTTAAACATTTCCATCGGGACCTGAAGGGATATGACTTGTCTGTTCCCGGTCATTTCCTTGTATTTGTGATAAAGTTCCTCTGGGGTCACTCTGGCGTATATTTGGTCAAGAATAGTCAGGTTGCCTTCAGGAGAACATGTTCCTAAAATGATAACAGCTTCTCCCTCAGGATCAGCAACCATTGATGACCAAAGCGGCCAATGCGCTGGAATGGGTGTATCTACTGCAACACATGTCCTACTGTTGAAAGCCGGGACCAGAAGCTCCGCTCTTGCGTCTTCTATCATTGACAGAGCGTCAAGAATGTCATCGTGTTTTGCCACGGGGAACATCCCGACCTCTGCCTTAAAATCTTCCAGCCAAGGGGCATGTTTAGGCGCATAAAGCATCCCTACTCGCATAAGCGGCTGTAGCCTGCCCCTTATCTTAGAAATCTTATTTCCCCTACTCCTGACCCTCACTACGTTAAAATAAACACCGCGCTCCTTTTGTTCTTTTTCAACAAAATGAGCAAGCGACTCTTGATAAGCGACTGTTTCGATGCCCACAGAAACTGGTCTCCATCTGGACACCGCCCTAAATATGTCGTTTATCTGTTCGCTTGGATTTCTTCTTCGCCTGTCTACGTCCAAGATGTACCACTTGTTGTCTTGGGCTATGCCTACTGTGATAATTACAGTTGGGTCTGCGTCTGCCTTTTCACTGATGCCGGGGTCTGTCATTGTAATTATCGACATTCCCGATAAATCAAGTTCGGCCTCGTTATAAAACATCATGTTGTCCCACTTGAGCGGGTGGGATTCTTCCGCCATGGCCCTGCACATGCGTTCTCGTTCCCAGATGTCTATCTCTCCGATGGCCTCATAGGACTCTCTTTCTGCCATGCAGTATTCATACGGGAATCTGGCAGGCCATGCCGCCTTAAAGTCTTCTGTTATCCAAGGCACCCTTTCAGTTATAAAATTAAGCTCTCTTGCGTGCTGGAATACTTTTTCTATGACGCAGTTCGGCCCCATATTATTCCCGATCATAAATATCCTAGAGCTGTGCCCAAGGAACTTGATGTCACTTAAGAACCAGTGCCAATCCTTCTCGAGTGTTATAGGAGACTCCATGTCTTCAACGTCCTGAATGTCGTTGAGGATAACGATGTCCGGCCTTTTGGCGCCCCAGACGATGCCTCGGACTGCGGCTCCCTTGCCGTAAGCCTCTATCCTGACTTGCATACCGTCAAGGTATTGCACTTGGAAGGCGTCCCCAGAGTCTTCTATGATCTTCGCCACGTTAAAGCGCAGACTGCTGTTTTCAACAGACTGGAATTGGCGAGTTATATCTTTAAGTTTTTGGCTGGCTTGGGTTTTGTTGTTTGAAATGATAACTATGTAACTTCGGTTGTACATTGGGTATGTGAGCGCGTGCATAATGTTGGCCTGATAAACATACTGGTCTTTTGCGCTTTCGCGGAATCCCATGATAGCTACGTGTTCCCTGCTGTTTAAAAGCAAATGCGACCATCTATGATGAAACGGCGCCGCCTCAACGTCATTTGGAGCGGCTAAAAACTTTTCCCTGAAGGCGACAAGGGATTCGGCAGTAGCTTGAAGTTCCAGCAGTTCTTGGTCGTCTATGGATGCCCCTTCTGCTATTCTTTCTCCGATAATCATGTTATTTGAACCACCCCTTAACTGCACTCCTCCGGTTTTTCGCTGTAATTTATGTGTTGATGTGACACTTTTTCGTTTTAATTTCTGCATGGAACCATCTAAATTTCAGTGGTTTCGTGCAAAAACTAAACTAATGAACTTGCCTTTTCGTGCAAAATTTCTTATGCAAAACTAAAGTTGGATTTTATATTTTGCTAACTTGTGCCTCATCTTGTGCCTTTTGCGAAGCACAAGTTAAATTGTGTCTCAAGGGACCGCCTCGTACGTCTTATTAAAAATATCCGGCTTACAGTGTATTATACTACGTAATGCAAGCGATTGCATTACACTACACTAAATTTATCGTAGGCCGTATCTTTCTGTCGTAGCCGTCTAGGATTATAGCCGGGCATCCTCTGGCTTGAGGCTCATAGTTTTTCATCGCCGCGTATCCGTCACCCTTTTTCATAAATGAACCAGAGTTCACAAAGTAAATTTCCCTCTCGTTTATCTGGTCTTTATTTTTGTCAGGCTCGTGGACTGCCCCGGTGAGGATCATCTGGTCATGAGTATGTCCCATGCAGTAGATGTCTGCCACTACTATGTTTTTCAGCCTGTCTAGGTTGTTTGCCCTTCCGCCTTTCATCCTGCCTCCGCCGTTTCCGTGAGTGGCGTAGATCGTGTAATAGGCGTTTCTCCAGTGCCTGTTCTTTCCGAACCTGACCTTAAACACAACTTCGGGGCCGAAATAAGGCACACCCAGCTTGTCTGCTATATATTCACTCATGGAGATTCCGACTTCCCGTTCAGTCCTCTCACAGTGGTTGCCTTTAACGCTTCCCCATATCCTTCCTGCATCGGCAAGCGGCTTAAGTAGGCTGACTATATCAAGCATCTGCTCTCTTGGCTGAGAGGTCGCCAGATATATGTCTGATTTGCTGTTCTTAATTGCATTGTCCGCAAGGTCTCCGTTAAGGAAACAGAATCTGTTTGGCTCTGCTAATACGAATTTCCTGTATTTTTCAAAAAGCGCCCTGTCAAATTCCCTTGACCCGACATGGATGTCCGAGAACGGAAATAATACTATATCTCTGAACTCAGGACTAAGCGTCACAGACTGGACTATCATGTCCCTATCCGCCCAAACATTTTTCTATCTCCTTGCGATAAAAAAGTTATCGAGAAGATATTCGGCCTGGGTGATATACGGAGCCTTCTCGGATTCAGAAAGGAGTTCCCAGTCTGACGGGAGTGTATCGTCACAGCCTATGAACGATTCATAAAGCGATTCAGCTATAGATTCAGCCCTTAAATCATCTTCCTCTATCGGCCTGAACATAAAATCCAAGAAGGCGGGTTCATAGCTGTAGAATCTGCCGCACGAGTCCTCCACGATGCAGGAGTTGGGCTCGACCCTGATATAAACATTGTCATCCCTTATGATCAAAGATTCCTTGCCTTTATCGGAGACCCTTATCTCAAAGATATCCCTGTTCTCGTTGCACAGTTTCTCCATAGAAGCCTTAGAGCCGTCATACATCGCTATGCTGACAAGCTCTTCCTTCCTGACGTAATCCTTCCACATAACCTAATCAGTTACCTCGGCGCCAACGCACGGGCAGGGCTCGCAGTATTCGTCGTCGGCTGTCTCTTCCAAGAAATAATCCCAGAAGCTCTCGCTGTCCATAGAACAAAATGTGCCGCCCTTCATCTCGCGGAACACCATGTCTCCCGGAGCAACAAGCAAAAGCCCCTCGCCTGTATTTATAAACAGGTCTCCAAAGGAATCATCCTTGTTGATCCCCATAACAAAGAACTCAGGCCATTTCTTGCAGAATTCTTCCGCGCTTGCTTCGTTCCCCTCGTAAAGCGCCGCCTCAACAACGAGCGGTTTGTTCCTGCAATGCTTATACTGCATGTTTCTATCCCCTCTCCTGTATTTGGTTTTTTATAAAAAAAAGACTTCCCTCCGAGAGAGGAAAGCCAAAAAAGCGAGTTTTGCTATTTAGAGCCACGAGAAGGCCTGTAACTTTTAAAAGGGGATTAAGTATCCCAGTAGATATAACTTCTTTTAAATTTAGGCCGTTCTACCCCCAAAAACTACCATATGGGGGGTACTGGATGTGGTGTTTTTTCTCAGAATTTAAAAAAGGCGACCTTAGAGAAAAAAATCAAGCTCTTAACCTCCGGGTTCTTTTCGACGATTTTGGGTCGAAAAGGACAAGAAGGTTTTAAATCTTTTATTTTATCTTCCAATTCTACTTCAACTTCCTCTTTATCTTTAAGACACCATATGCATAGGGTATGGATACCCTATAGATACCATATCAGATTGTAAAACAGAATTACAAAAAAGCATACAATCAGTAAATGGTGGAGGCCTATGTGTCCGGCATAAATCCGGCGACAAAGGCCTCTCTTATCTATTGCCTGTGATCCTACAGGAAGACAGGCTGTATCAAGAACTATCAGCCATGCTGATAGGAGCTTGCAGTGGCAAAATTAACTGCCACTGAAGGAGGGGTGTAGAAAAAAAGGAGGAGGATGAAGCCGATATATTAAATCTGCGATCTGTTTTAATTTATGATCTAATCGTCGTCTTCATTTTCGTCAAAGTCGATTTCTTGGATTTTAGTTTCGGCGAGTGCCTGCATAGCTTTTCTGGCGGTATTGAGGACTGCCAGTTGTGCTTCCTTCATGGCGACTTTCTGCGGATCGGAGTCGGCTATGGCGACATCCGAGCGGTC